AGTTCAAGGTGCCCCATCGCGCACTTGCTATTTGAATTTTGAATAAATTTGAAAGTGCTCTCTTCATTATCTTGATTGATCCAGGGAATAAAAAGTATATTGCGATCATCTATCTTAACTTCGGTTGCTTCTGAATAAATCGTAACATTATCATATTCGCGCAGAAGAAGATCAACAGCATTGACCTCATTAGTATTTTTATAATATGCAGTATGATTACCAACGATAGTATGAACACGAATGCCCATGTCCTGTAGTCTATCGTAGTAATTATTCTTTGCCCATGCTAGTGCAGAGAAGTCAATACCTTTACGACTGTCAAAGGTATCTCCCATATCAATCACCACTTTGATATCATTCTCTTCCAAGTATGGGAAGAAAATATCATTATAGAACTTTAGGAAGTAGTCGTGAAATAACTTAGAGTTTTTACGAGCACCAAAGTGTTGATCGGTAATGATTGCAACTTTCATCAATTACGGAGCTTGGAATGCACAGCGTCTTTGATGCTATTATACTCTGAGTAGTTTGATCCGTCAAGGGTGTTGTTATCGTCAAACACCTCACTGAAACCAGACCGTTCAATGATCTTGTTCTTGATTTCTAACTGTCTTTTTTCTCGCTGAATACGACGCAGAAAAGCATAATGAATAATCTGAGTGAAATACGCAAAGGGATTCTGAGATTTCTCTGGGTTAAAGTTATGTATGTACTGAACGCAGTTCTCAATTCCGTCAGAGATCATGTCTTCCTTAAACATGTAATTGACGAAGTTAGGTTTAAATGATAGATGATTTGCAATCTTTAGAAAGCACTCACCAACATATCTTGGAATAGGTGGTTTTGTATCAAACCTTCTTGCTCTTTCTGATTTATCTTGCTCTGAAAGAATCTCTCCAAACTTTTTTCTATAAGCAATTTCAACTAATGTTCTATACTCAATCAGAGCAGCAAGGAACTCTTTATTATTGACGTAATGTTCCGATCTTTTTCTTTTTGTCATGCCTGGTTGAATCATAAAAATATCTCATATTATCTATAAATTATAACATCTTTAGATATACTTGACAAGTTATCAAATGTCCTATAGAATAACTCTGTTAGGGTTCATAGGAATGGCTTAGGTACTCTTAAATATCTTCTCTAAAATCTCTTTTACATCGTTTATATTGCCTAAGCGACCCATCTTACGATCTATAGTTGAATTATTTCCTTTTGGTTTATTTGCTGTTCTGATGTAATCTTGGTACATCATTATCATTTCAATATCAGACGATTCGGACATTGTTAAAACATCATTCATATTAAGAATGAACATGTCATCTGTTGTTGTTTTTAACCACGGTTCTATTTTATATCCCACAACTCCAATCTTGCTTTTAATTTCACCAACAACGATTGGATTAGAAACTAATAGCATAGTTCTATCACTCTCTTCAGATGCAGCTACTTTTGCAAATATTTCTTCACCTGATTTTAATTTGAGTGTACAGTAAAAATCGTCTTCTATCATACTTTTAATTGAATAGTGATTATTTCATAGTTAAAATTTTCTTCATTATATGTTTTGATTCTCTCTATAAAATGATTGAGTGTGTAGTTTCTTCTATTTTTTGTGGAGCAATCATCTGATATATCATACAGAGTTGCTTTTACTTTATCTTTTCCTTTTCTAAGAACTCGTCCAATACTTTGAAGATTGCGGACTCTGGACTTACTTGGAGAGGCAAAGATGACATTATGGAGATTTTTAATATTGATGCCTGTAGAAAAAGTTCCATAGGATGCAACAATAATTGCGTTAGATTCTCTTTCAGTTATCTCTCGCACCAATTCTCTTTCTTCGGCATTTACACCTCCATGTATAAAAAATACCTTACGGTTGTCACCCTTATTCTTATTTATCTTATCATAGAGTATAGCACCATGGGATTCCACTCTTTGAAAAAGAACCAATGAGTTGCCTTTAAGATCAAGTGATAAATTTTTAATAAAATTATTACGTTGTTCATGACCTATTAAATACTGTATCTCATCCTCATATACATCAAATTTTTGTGGAGGATGTTTAAGTACAAGACACTGAATATCAAGTTGAGAAAGATGTCCTTGTCTCATTAACTCATCAGTTCTTGTCACTTTATATGATGGTCCAAACAGTCCCTCTAACACCCACTTATGCGTCTGTGTGCCGTCTAACGTACCAGTGAATCCAAACCTATACTTTGCATGATGAAGTTTAGTCATGATGTTAATCAATGACTTAGACTTGAATAAATGTGCTTCATCACCTATAATAACACCATAGTCTTCAAAGAAAGATCTCTCTAGTTTATATACAGATTGCCAAGTCGTAATTGTCACTGGAGCTTCATTACTTTTTTCCCTACCAGAATAGATACGGTGACAATATGAATCAGCATCCCAACCATAATCAAGAAAATCCTTGTACATCTGCTCTACAAGAGATGTCGTTGGAACAACTAAAAGGATTTTTTCTCCTCGGTTTACATAATATCTCACGAGAGAATAAATCATCAAAGATTTGCCTGAAGCAGTGGGGCTTATCAGTAACTTTCTGTTATGCTTTAGAGCACCGTATACTCCCTCAACTTGATATTTCCTAGGAGTGTGTGAACAAATAGAGTGCATGTAATCTTTAACACCCTCATATGAAATATGGTCATTCTCTTCAAATGGTGTGCCATAGAATTTATTATCTTCAAACTTATAACTATATCCGTAATTATCACAGAACTGAACAATCTTATCTAACAGACCAACATAGATCTGTTTGGACCGCATATCGTAAAGGTGAATTTCTCCATTCCAATTCCTTCCACGATACTGTGGCATAAATTTTGCATTAGGAACCTCAAACTTAAAGTGATCTCTAAGTTCGTATTCTATATGAGGTTCAGTATTAATTTTTAAAAATACTTCGTTTGATTTAGATATAACAAGGTTGGCAGTCGTATCAATCACGATGATCCATTCATCTACTAATATTTATTACATATTTTCAAACTTATATTCTAATATCATTCTATACAAAGAATCTCTTAAGTACCAAAGATGTTGTTGTTCCATTGGATGTCTAGCAGGAGATCCTTCCCATTTTTCTATTCTCCTTAAAACACAGTGATGTAGGAGGTGAATATCCTCTATGGTTAAATTAACTGAGTAATCAAAATCTTGACTTGGTTCGAATTCTTCATCCATTATCCTAGTCCTGAATTAAACCTCATGAATTCTATTGCGTTTTTAATTTGATAAGTTCTATTAGTTATCTGCTTCAGTATGCTCTCAATATAGACAAGCATCGTATCATAGTAATCAATCTTTAAACATACTGTAGATAGTTTTTCATCTGCATCAAGATACTTTTGCATTGTATCTTTATCTCTAATTTTTTTAGGAAAAGGAGATTCAACATATACATCAGGGTCTGCTTTACCACTGAAGTATTCATATCTTTCGTGTCTTATATTTTTTCTTTGTTGTTCTGCTTTTTTTCTTAAAAGAAAAAGTGTATTATAAAGTTCAAAGTATTTTGCATGTAGAGAGGGGATACTTAGTGATTCGTCATGTAGATTGTCTCTATCAATTTTTGAATCTTTCTCCCACATCTCTTGAAGTTTATCAAGATCGATCATAAAGTGTTGCCAGCCATATCTTGCATGTCATAGATAGTATACTTGAAACTCACGTCTGCTGTAAAGTACTCGATGTCGGTATCAGTAGCATCGAAGGTAATAGTTGATAACGAATATGGAAATACATCTTTAAACATCACCTGAAACTTAGGAACAAGATTATTGCTTAAAACTTGTAACGTGGCATCAGAATAAATGTTCTCACCTTTCTGTCCAAATTTACTAATAATTTTTCCATCCTTACTAAGATCTTCTAATTGACTTAGTTTCTCTGGATATCCAAGACCTCTTATCCAATTTTGAATCTCCATATAATTAAATAGATCTTCATCGACTAAAAATCTAAGAGTTAAGTCGCCAAAGACAATCTTATCTCCAGGAATATCAATGTCTTTAAGATAACTTGTTTGTTGAGCAACCCCAAGATCCAATGATGGAATATTTGCTTGGTTGCAGAAAAATGCCGCAGCAGGACTTCTCTTCAATGCAAACTTAAAACCAGTTGGTGCTAAGAAGTTTCTATTCTCAATGGGATTCCCAGGTCTATCTGCGGGTTTTTTTCTAGTTGCCATCACTCACTAACTACAGTTGAATTTGCAAAATGCTTAGGTGCATACGTCACACCGTTGGTAGTAACTGTGGTTGCTTTGACAGCATCTGCACTAGATTTTGCCGAATAAATTTTTCTATCAGCATAAGTTTCTGACCAGGCATTATCACCTTTATAGTATACATCGCCAATCGTGGGATTCATGACACTATTTGTTTTGATATGGTAGGGCATTTCTTTTTTTATATCTCTACATGATTATTTAGAGTCAAAAAAAAGACCCCCCGAAGGGAGTCTTGTAAAACCGTGTGAATACGGATCACATGAGGTTCTTGACAGTAACGCGACGATAGTAGCGGTTGCTGTTGACACGGAGACGACCTGCGCCTGCAGTGGTTCCTTCTGCGAAGGGGTTAGCAGTAAGACCATAACGGGTCTTAAATCCGATTTTAGGTTGGAAGGTGTTCTCTCCAACTGCACGAACCATCTGAAGAGGAACGTATGGGCAGTAGAATAGACCTGCGTCATAAGGTGAAGAACCCTTATATCCAACAACGTAGTACTGGTTAGCAGAAACGTTAGCAGAATATGGGTCAATGTAAACGCGGAATTTGCCCATCAATACTCCAGCAAAAGTGTTGCCGGTGTCATCAACGTTCAAGTTAGCATTCAGTGCAGGGGTGTAATCGAGTACACCAGCCATGGTCAGTGCAGACGCTACGTCAGCAGAGCACATGATGATGTTGCCCTTTCCGCGACGAGTTCTTTGTGCGATAGCGTTCGCATCTCTCTCGATTTGGAACAGAAGACCCTTGAACTTCTCAACAGACCAACGTCCGTTTGAGTCGATGTCGAGGTCAAACTCACCAGCAGTTGCAACGTTAGTTGCTGCACCAGGTTCTGCAATCTTGTAGATTGTTCTGATGACTTCTCTGTTGATTTCCGCAAGGATTTCAGTAGAGAGGATGTTAGCAAGTTCTGCTTCAGCGTTAAGACCATGAATTGCCTTAAGGTCTTGTGCCAGTTCTAAACTGTACTCAGCCTTCAGGGCGCGTGACTTGGCGGTAACGGTGACTTTCTCAATGCTGAATGCCATCTGGTTGAAGGCATTTGCATCTGCATCACCGAGTGCTTCAGAAGCATCGGTACGCATACCCTGACCGACATTATATCCGGTCGAAGATGCTGTACCAATTGGGTTCAGTGCTCCGGGGTTGGATCCGCTACCTTGTGCGGTAGTACCTAAACCTGCAGCGGCATCGGTAAATCCTGTAGTAAGGTCTCTGTTGCTGTTCTGTCCAGAGAATGCCGTATCTGCTTCGTCGAAGAATGCCTCGTTGGTGCTTGCCTGTGAGGTGTACTTCGAACGCATTGCGAAGATGAGTCCAGTAGGACCACTCATTGGTTGTACGCCTGCGAGGTCATATGCGACCAGGTTAGGCATAGAGCGTCTGATCAAGGAGATCAGAACGGGGTCAAAACCAGCAACAGGCGAAGTTGCATTAGCACCGAAACCAGGGTTGGCTCCAGACTGGGTGTTGACGTTAGGTGCTGCCTCATTTAGCATTCCACCTTGATGGAAGGAGGAAGACTCTCTAAGGAATTTTTCTTGGTTTTCTAACAGGACAGCGGTTACTGCACGACGATGGGAATCTTTGATTTCATCGCATCCTTCAGCATTGAGAAGGGGTGCCCACTTTTCCTGCAGATGCTCGGATTGGAACATTTGCTTTTTACCTTTAAGTGTTTAGTTTGATTTAATGTTAAATTCAGTTTTGCTTACCGAAAGAACCTAAGGTCTTCAGATAGGTTTCCATTGAACTTGAGAATGACTCAGATCCAGCTTCATCCACACCTTCGGACAGGGTTTCGGTTTTTGCTACTGGCGATTTCTTATCGGAGAAATATGACTCCTTAAGTGTTACCAGTTTTTCACGATATTGACCTTCACTTTCAAACTCTACACTTTCGGAAAGTGAGGCGAGCTTCTCTTTCTGGGTCTGTGCTAGACCTTCGGAGACTTGATCTAAGATACCGTCAGCAGTTGCCTCTGAGAGACGACCATTGAGTGAGATATTCTTCTCAATTTGCTCATTGAGTTTGGTTTCCATATCATCTAATTTTTCTACCATGCTTTCAAGCACATCATATTTTTCTTCAGGGATTGATACATAATGTTCTTCAAATAGACCCTTCATTCCTTCAAGGAATGATTCGGTCATTTCGGTCTTAAGACCTGCTTCTACTGCGAGTGCATTCTCTTCGAACCACTCGTCAGCAACATACTCAAGATAAGAATCAACACGTTCAGCGAGTGATTCTTTTGCTGCTTCGATTTCCTCAGCAAGCTTCTCTTGATATTGTGCTTTTAATTCTTCTTTAACAGCAGCAACCTTAGAGTTGATTGCTGCTTCGAAGATGGTTTTTGCTTTTTCTTTGAAATCTTCGGAGAGTTCCTCACCACCGAGGAGAGCATTTACGTCCTCTTCGATGTCGTACTCGGCAACAGTTTCGGTTACTTCTTCTTCTGCAACCACTTCTTCAGTAGAGGTTTCCTCTTCTTCGATAGTGTTCTCAGAGGAAAGATCTACCTCTTCTTCCTTCATACCTTTCATGGAATCTGCTGCTTTTGCTCCTTTGTTTACAACGTCTTTTACTTGCTTGAGAGTTCCGCCGGGAGTCTTCAGTTTTGCTGAATCATCATCGACTTTGTAATTCTCTGGGGTAGGACCGCCAAGATCTTCGTAAGTAGGAGGAGTACCACCTGTAGTAAGCTTAGGCATAGCTTCTGCAGGTTGTGCTCCAGCATTTACAGCTGTCTTAGATTGGGGTGTCTTTACTTCCATTTCTTGTAATTGTTTTCCACGAGACATGTGAACTCTCCGTTTTTTCCGTATTAAAACTATATTTATTTATAAAATTAAAGATTCGTAAGGAAATCATTAAATATACTTAACTTTTGTTCGTCAAGTTGCTTCTGATCTACTAACGTATTAATCTGTTTGTATGTTTTTTCTGCATACTTCTCACGAAGAATGCCGCCATCCCATACCCAATCTTTACCTTCCATAATACCCTCAACAAAAGCATCGGGTGCAGAAGGATCGGCAACGATATCGGCAGCAGTTGCTAACATAAAGTCGTCACCGACAATGTTAACACCCTCACGGGTCTGCTTTAATGAACCAATACCACGAGATGAAACTCCAAGTTTTACACCTTCTTCAATAAGTGAAGATGCAATTTTACCCATAGGGGTACTCAGAATTTTTGCCTTACCAATAAAGTTAGATCCACTTTCTCTTAAAGAAATAATCTTATGAGATACACGATCTAAATTTACTGTTGGACCATCGGGGTGTCCAAGTTCACCAAGTGCTCTACCTGACTGAACATGATTTTCGTTATATCTACCAACTTCACGACGAAGTGTTTCCATAGGATACATACGACCATTACGGTTCTTGATGTTACCTTGAAGGAATACTCCCTCAATATACATAGACTTTTTACCGTTCTTAGATTCGACGATAAATTCTACTGATTCTAATTCTTCTCTAATCAGTTTCATCCGTTTGCACCCTTACTTGATTGTATTTGTTGATAATGAAGTGTTCCAGATCCAGTTCCCAATGCGGCAACCATAAAGGAACCTCT